ATACTATCCAAAGAATACTGAAACGTTTCGCTAATTAATCTGTTACGAGTCTTATTGGAATATTTCCAATCCTGCCCATATTCCATTCTGTTTAAAGCATTTTGAAAATTCTGAGATAACAAAGGAAGACTATCGAAATGAAATAAAACAAGCCACTGTGACGGTAAAACAGGATTTCCCGCCCATGTTCCTAAAACTTCACTCAAATAATATTCATACGAGCTAGATGCCATATAAATATTTATACAAAACAGCTAATTTATTATCTGGATATTCTCCAATATTGATACGCTAAATTAACTTGTTGTGTAACAATTTCTCCGGATTGTGTTATATCTAAATTTATGGCTCCTAATGATCGGCAATATGCTCCATAAAGAGTATAAGTTCTTCCTTGAAGCAATCCGCCGTTTTTATCCATAAGACTCATTACAATTTGATTATCGGCTGATTTATTTGGAATATTATAAGCACCGGAAGAGGTTTGATCGTTGAATACTAAATGAGTCCAATCTTCAAATTTTCTTCTGATGGAATAATTTTGAGGCATTCTAAACGTAACTTGCCAATTGTCAGATCCAGTATATTTGGCCGTACCGGGAACATTGAATTGTAATCCCATAAAAGGAGTCGCAATATTTGTGATTTCACGACCGGGTAATGTGGTTGTGGTTACATACAACAATTCATCTTGAGAAAATTTAGTTCCCCCTAAATTTACAATACGAAATAAATTCGTACGCGCAAAATCATTAGTGGAAATAGTGTCATAAAAATTCTCAATACCTAATGTAGTAAAGAGTCCTGTTGCTATGTTATTTAAAGTTTCGTTTGCCATATAAATATTTATCTTTTTATCCGATTATTTCTTGAAAATCTACACCAGTTCTAGTAGCAATAAAATCCGCTAAAATATATTCGGCAGTTCTTACTGGTTGGATATAGATAGAAACTTTCATTTCATTATTATCTATAATATCAGGAGTATTGTTTCTTTCGTCACATATAATCTGATAGTTATAGATACCATCATTAACTTTTGCTTGATCGAAAACTGGTGTAATAGCACCAACTAAACGAGTTCTGGTTGAAATAGAGTTAGGTTCAAACAAGAAGAATTTCAATACACTTTGAGTAGATTTTTCTAAATATAAGAATAATCTTCTTACGTTAATTCTGTCAAATGCGGATGGTTTTTTGTATAGTGTTTTTTGACCGTATACTACAAACCCGTCAGCAGGGAAAAATGCAATCGGATTAACGCTTATTTTATATAACAAATCTCTTTGTTTTTGAGTTGTAACAACACCAATGTCGGTTACACCCGCTAAAGTACCTCTATTAAATCCGGCTGGAGCACTCCATTGGAAATTAATTCTATCGCTTGCTACCATATTACCAGCAACAAAACCAGATGGAGGAACCCAAACTTGAGTATCAGATGCAGCATCATTTGTTTTTAACCAGTTACCATAAACAGCAGCATAAGAGGTTTCAATACCAGCAAATAAATTTTTAAGAGGCCAGTATATATTATTAGAGAAAATAAAATCTCTTCTTTTGGTTATCTTATAATCTTTTCCGGTAACATAAACATAACGTAATCCGTCAGCTAAGAATATATGATCCTTTCTGGTTTGTTGAGCAAAAGAAACAAATTGATTTGCAACAGAAACATAATCATCTCTTACTCCAGCAACTATACTGTTATCATTTGTATATAATACATCAATATTAACAGGATATGTATCATCAAAAATATCTTCGGTTGGATATTTTTCCTTACGAGCTTTAGCACCTGTCCAGATCGTACCCAATCCCGATTCGGTGATAATGTCCAATCCGATATCATCATTTATTTCAAGATTTCTTAAAACTCTTTGTAATTTTTTGGGGATGTTTCCAATATTTTTAGAATTTTTATTGCTTTCTGAGTTATAAACACCAATCGAATAAGCATGTTTAGCGGGATTAGAAACTCTTACAGTCTTAGAAGGTTTACCGCTTGCATTAAGCCATTTTCCGGATCTAGCTAAATATGGATTAACCATTACTCTAACATTAGCAGAACTATTATTTATTACGTCTTCAATGAAAAATGTTTTTGGTTTTCCGCCATTAGGATCATTTTGGGTTCTTCTTTGATACAAAGATCCACTATATCCTTCTGCTAAATTATAATCTAGGGTTACGGTATCTTTATTATATATAGAAGAACGAATTTTAAACAACCCGAACACCAAGCTATCGGTATAATCTTGACCTGAAAAATCAAATTGTGTAGGTAAATTTTCCAATGCTTCTGACATACTTCCGGTTCCATAACTTCCCGATAAAGATGTAACTCTAAAAGAAAATCTAGATGAAGGCACAGTTGATTCTAATTGATATTGATCAGAAACAATTTGATTAAATGCTTTTACCGATCCAATTGAATCAAAATCAGTGGAAGGATTTATATTAGAATTATCAGCTATTGCTAAATAGTATCCTTCAAATAAATCATTTAAAGTTGTTTTTGCTGTATTAATTACAACTATACCGGACTTTTTAAGATCGTTAAAACTAGAAATCGTATCGTTAATGGTTTTATCTTCCGCCCATTCTTCATCGTCGTTCCAATTATTACTATCCACAAGAGTAGAATCGTATTCTGGAGCTTCTTGCCAGTCTATACCACCTTCTAAAACGGATTGATATTGTTCTTGTGTTAATAAAACAGAATATGGGGTTTTAATACCGACAAATTCAGAATCATCATATGATACAGAAGTAGACGTAAAATTAGCAGATGTTACAACTGATACCAATGTATTTTCAAAACAAGCAATAGTTGTATTTGTAGTATCAACATAATATTTTGAGTATTCTTTAGTATAAGTTCCTAAAAATACAGGAACACCAGCACTTAAAGCGATTTGGCCGTTAGTGGTACTTAAGTTGGCTATTAATGTACTGATTTGTGTTTCTACGGGATAAACGGTAGCACTGTAATTATTAGAAAATCCTACACCGTCATCACTTCCATAAGGCAAACGAGAAACTAAAAGATTTCCGTTGTTATTTAAAACTTGTCTAGCGGAATGATATAAATATCTTTCAGCTGGATTACTTGGTTGACCGAAAACGTCTTCAAATTCTGTAACAGATCCGATACTGATTATTTCATCGGTCGGTCCTTGAGGAGTAAAACCAGTCATAAATACGTTGGTTTCTCCATCTGGACGAGCTATTACACTCAAATCAATTTCATTTATTTGTACGCCGGGTGAAGCTATAGTTCTTGTTGCCATAATTTATATAAATTACTTACCATTTCCAATTACCATTTTTATAAATATAGAAAAATGATACAATATGATAAGTAATTTTAAATATGTCAAAATTTAATGATACCGTAAGAGAGATTTTAGAAGAATCTGGAAAATGCACAGGTCCAACTAAAAAAACATCATCAACATCTAAAGGTAAAAAATGGATGCAATGTGTTAAAAATCCTAAAGGTAAGGGATATAAGAGAGTACATTTCGGCCAAAAAGGTGTAAAAGCTACTGGCAAATCTGGTAATACAAAACGAAAAAAATCATTTCGCGCCAGGCATAAATGCTCCACCGCAAAACCAGGCACGGCCAAATACCTAAGTTGTAAAAACTGGTGATTATAAAGTATTTATATTAATTTTTTGTTCTTCTATATAATATCCTTTTATTTTATACGGCATTCCGTTTTTTCTTTTTTTATTAAAAGTATTTCTTAATCCTCTATAATCAATATTTCGTTCTCTGCAAAAAACTACAAGTTTATTGACTTTTATTTTTTCATTTTCTGGAGTCACGACAATATATGAATATGCTGTTTTTTGAATTTTTTGGCTATTTTTTTCTCTAAAACTTTTAAGTCTTTCTATTTCTAATTGTTTTTTATAATGATTGTTATAGTTTAAATTGTATTTTTTTATCCATTTTGATATTGTATTTCTATCAAGATTTATTTCGCTGGCAATATCTTTTATTAATACATTTTCGTTTAATTTTTTTTGTATATGTTCTATTTTTTCTTTATTTTTTAAATACAATGTTTTTTTTGTACTTTCTGTTTGTTTTTTTCTCATATCTTTATAAAAATCTTCTCCATATATTTTTTTGATTTCTTCTACGCTTAAAGGTTGATTTCCACCATTCAATAAATTACATAATGTTCCTTTTTCTTCAATTCTTTTACCATACAAATTTATTAATTCCAATTCTTTTTCTAAAGCTTCTTTTTCAGTCAAACTATCAACTAATATTTTTTCAGTAAAATCAGAATTTTTATTAAAAATAGATTTCAATTTACAATATAAAAAATAATTTGTTATTTTTCCTAATTTATAATTTTTTCTGTGATGTTTATATCTTTTATCGGTTCCTTTTCCTATATAAAAACATATATCATTTTCATCAAATAACCCATACACATAGTATTTTTTTTCCATATAAATATTTACCAATCTTTACACGCAATAATTTATTTTTAAAACTTGTAGAAAATACCATTAAGTATAAGTATAAATAAACCTATGAGTAAATTTCAAACTGTATATGAAAATGCTATTAACAATGTAACCGTTAATCCTGAACAATTGAAGAGAGATATATCTTCAAAATTAAGCACTCTTTCTCCTGCTTCAAAAGCAGCAATTGGCGGTGTAGCTGGAGCATTAGACACAGAAAATCCCTTTGATCGTTTATTGACAGCTGTGCAAAAAGATCCTAATATAATGCAAAAATTAACACCGCAACAAAAAGAAGCATTAAATAAAATTTTAAATCCCGAAAACACAGATACAACAACCCAACAAAATAAAGGGCAAACGAATGGACAAAATCCAACTCTAGATATGGTACAAAAACAACAAGCCCCTACATCAAACGCAGCTACACGACCATTGGTATAAATTCCTTTTAAATGGCAAAAAAAATCAATCCAGCGAAAGAGGTGAAAAAAGATACTTCACCTAAAATTTTTCAACGCGATAAAATAAACTTTGATATTAATATTAAAGAACGCGATGATCTAACCGAAAAACAAAAAAAAATAATCGAAACCGCTCTACATAAAGATACTAGATGTATTTTTATTGATGGTTTATACGGAACCGGAAAAACAATTTTAGCAGTTTTATCAGCACTAAAATTGTTAAACCAAAGAAAGGTTTCCGAAATTATTTATGTTAGAAATCCGGTAGAAGCAACAACAACCGGAAAAATCGGATTTCTAAAAGGCGATACAGGTGAAAAAATGGCTCCCTATATCGGACCTCTTTATGATAAATTAGAAGAACTATTATCAGAGGCAGATTCAAAAAGACTTCAAACCGATAATAGAGTATTTGGTATGCCTATCGGGTTTGTTAGAGGTAGAAGTTGGAATTCTAGAGTTATCATAGTTGACGAAGCAAGCTCTATGAGTTGGGACGATTTATTTTTGATATTGTCTAGATGCGGTGAATATACAAGAATATTTTTTGTTGGTGATAGCGCAAATCAAAATGATATCGGACATAAAGCAGGTTTCAGAAAAATGTTTGATTTGTTTAGTGATGACGAAAGCAAAGAAAACGGAATACACACATTTGAATTAAAAGATTATGACGATATTAAAAGATCTAAATTGTTACAATTTGTAATGATTAAGACGGGTTTAATAAAAAATACTAATGAAAATGTATTAGATAAAGATAAGTAATTTTATGTTAGGCACAAAATACGATTATCAACCATTAAACAATAAGCCAATGGGATGCACTTTTTGCGGTGCTCACATACCAAGAGCAAAAATAGTTGAAAGAAAAGATGTTAAAACTAAAGAACTTATAAAAGAATGTCATTGGGTTTGTGGTCGTTGTAATAATGTTTCTCGCATCGGTAAATTAGTTTAATATGGTGAAACCGAAATTACTAAAGGAGTTAAATTCTACATGGAATCCTTCGCAATATTCGGCATCAAGCACACCACCTAGAAAAGATTTCGTACCTTTTAATAAAAGAGATCAGGCTGGTTATGGAAAACAAAACAATGTTGATTTTCCACAGTCTTCTCCGGTTCCTCCCAATCCAGCATCTTTACCATTTCCTTTAGAAAATGTGGTAGAAGATTTTGCAGACAGCTATGTATATCTAATGGCAGGATTAAAAAAAATAGCAATCTGCTGTAAAAATAATAAGGCTTTAAAAGAAAAACAAAGAAAAGAACTAATGCAATTTTACACTTATGGTAAAAAAGCATTAAACGTTATATCTAAAATAGGAATGAAAATTCAAGATTCTGCTAATATGGGAAGTCAACCAACACCAGACGCAACGGTTCCTACTGCCAAAAAAGCAATCAAAAGAAATTGACTTTTTTTGTGATATGTGATAAAGTATTACTTTATGACATTATCAAATAATTTGAAATCTTTCATTACATCAACAACCATTTTAATTGGCATTTCTTTGTTGGGAGGAATTGCTGGCTTTTTAGCAGGGAAATCATTTGCGGTTACATTTTTATTTATATTTATAGCTCAGTTTATTCTATTTACTTTTATAGGAAATATAATAAAAAATATCAATTTTAAACAAATGATAGAAAAACAATTAGAAAAACTAGAAGGTCTTTCAACAATTTTGGAATGTGCTTATTGTAAAAAACAAAACTTAATGATTTTCAATACTAATGATACAGAAAGAATCGAATTTGTATGTGAGCATTGTAAAAATAAAAATCTAGTTAATATACAATTTATTGTTTCTCAAATATCAGAACCATTAGAAATTCCTAAAGTTTTAGGCGTACCTTCAGATAACGCAGAAACTCCTTGACGCAATCATACAAATAATATAATATTCTAATCTCAATATGACAACAGATAACAAATTCAAAAAAGATTTAAAAAATCTTAAGTGGTGGGATAACGCTAATAAAAAGACAGAAGAATTGTCTAGATGGATAGCCTTATACGAAGCTGTAAATATAATCGCAGATAAAGCAGAAGATATGGGGAAGGATTTTAATAAACTTCAAATAAATCCTTTAAAGGTAAGAGAATATATGGATTCTACCGTAGATATTTATCATAAAAAATTGCTAAATCAATTATACGGTATTAATGTGGTTTACGCTGATTCGGAAGAAGACTCCGATATTTTTTAATATTCTCCGTATACATTAGTATTATCACAAGGATTTTCTAATTCGTAATCGAAGTTATTATTTTTTGATTGTTCTTCTATCTTATCATTATCATCTATTGGGTTATTTCCAACACCAGATCCAAATGAATTTGTTTCAAAGCTGAAATCAACACGTTTAGCTTTAAAAAACCAAACATAGTGACCACCTAAAGCATTGATTTCAAATTCATCACGAACTTCGGTTAATTCATAAACCGTAGCACCTCTTTTTGGGAAATTAAGTCGATCCGAACCGTATTCAGATAATCTTATTATATCTCCAGCTTTAGGTTCCGATGAAATTCCAAAATTACATGTAAAATGAGCGGGATGAATAACACCATTTAAATCAGCATCAGCAACAATTCCAAATTTAGAAAGCATAAAAGCATCGCTATTTAAAACTAATTGTACTAATAATTTTTTAGCATCAGAATATCCAGAAGATTGATCTTCACCATAAAGAGGATTCATATCAGATATTTCCGAAAGATTTGATTTAAATTCAATCTCCTGTCCATATATTTCTATTTGTTCTTTCCACAATTCTGAAATATATTGACGCTCGTTTGAATTTTGTTCTTTATTTAAATATCTGAGAGTTTCCATTTATCTATGACTTAATTGCCATCCCCCATTAACCAAAGGAGTCAGTATCATACCAGTCTTTCCTTTAGGACTTTTAACACGTCTATCGTTCCAGTCTATAGGTTCAGGTAAAAAACTATCTATTTCTGCCATATCTTTAGTTGTTAAAATGACCGGACTTTTTTCGGCTCTATTCATAACATCCGCTTGATACGGATTTTGTTTATCGGTACGAACAGCAGAACCCATCTTCAAACTTTGTCTGTTCTCTTGACCCTTTCCCATTGTTCTAGAGAGACTTTGAGAATGTGGATCGTGTTTGGAGGTATAGTCTTGAAATTGGGTTAGTTGTTCTTTCATTATACCATAAACAGGATTTAAGGTTTTCTTAATA